CGAAGTCACAGTCTTAAAGTCGTTGACGTTGCGAATGGCGCAGACATTCCGCCAGGTACGCTCGACCGAGAAGAACCCTTCCAGGAGGAACTTGTTGGCGACGTTGGAGAGGATGCCGCCGATGTCGATGGTGGAGAACCCGGCCTGAATCTGCTCGCGCGACGGGAACGCCATACGCATGATGTTGTGCGGATCGGAACGGAACGAGTGGCCGACGTAGCCGTTGGCCAGCGCGCCCTCGATCATCAGTTCCTGCAGGCTGATCCCGTGGCGGAACCGCTTGCTTGCCGCGTCCAGATGCTGGGCGTCGCACTGCTGCTCCGGCTTGGCCAGGCCCGCCGACAGCAGGCACGCGGCCTGGAGCACGTCCTGGCTCACCGGGCCGGGGCCGGAAAAGGCAAAGCCCATCGGTGCGCCCGGAATGCTGCCCTGCACCGCGCCGGTCCCGCCAGGCTGGGGAGCCCGGGGTCGGCTGGCGCGCAGGACCTCCAGTTCGGTCTTCGTAGCGTCCCACCCCTCGGCGATGGCCTTGGCCTCGATGTCGGCGAAGTGCCGTCCGCCGGGAGCGGTCGGCGCACAGAGCCTCCGAACCGCAGTGATGCGGCTGGTCTCGGCGAGCGCCTCGGCGCGCACCTCATCAGGCGTGCGCTCCGTGTTGGGCGCAGCGCCCTGCGGGGACGCGGACGCTTGGACCGGAGGCGCGCCCTGGGCCGAGGCGGGAACCGCCGGCGCGGCGGAGTTCGCCGTCTGCGGGTTGGCCGGAGTTTGGGTCACGTTGTCAGAAGCATTGCGGGGGTTGACTTCCATGATGGAGGTCTCCTTTTCTTGTGCGGGGTTAACGCCTCGGGACGCCGCCGCCACTTGGGCGGAGGTGTTCCCGTCGGCACCGAGGTCCACGAAACTGATCTCACCGAGCGTCGCCTTGCGGACGACGTTGACTGGGCCATCGAACGTGCGGCCGTTGACGATGACCTTCTGGTTTTCCTTGACGAACTCGAACTCCTCGACGCTGGCCCCGATGGAGGCCTGCCAGGGGAATCCGTTCTTGCTCGAGACGACGATCTCCTTGGCCGCCGCCGTGTCGCGCGAGACGATGCCCGTGGCGACCAGCTGCCCGGCCTCCACGCGGATCGCATCCGTGTGGCCCACGCCGCCGCCGGAACTGGCGTCGTGCCCGAAGCGGATGGGCCGGTTCTGGCTGGGAATCGCCAGGCCCGCCAGGTCCACGACCACCGGATAGCGCCAACCGGCGATGCGCATCGGGCCGCCGGTGTAGGCGACCATGCGGAACTTTGGCAGCCCTCCGCCCCCGGAAGCGCCACCCTCGTTGCCGGGGGCGGCAGCCTCGATCTGGAAGCTGGCCGTGAGCGCCAGTGGCCCGGCTTCAGGCGGCACGTTGGTTTTGAGCGCTTGGCTCATCATCGTTCTCCTGATCCAGGGGATTCGGGGCCGCCGGCGCAGCAGGCGTGGCCTGCGCGACGTTCAGCCCCAGCTTGTTCATGAGCGCCACTTCCTTCGCCCTCTGGTGAAGCTCGGCTTCCCAATCGAGTCCGCACTTGGCGTACTCGGCGGCCAAGGTCGTGGTGTTGTTGGTCAGACGCGTGGCTTGGGCGTTGGCCTCTTTGGCCGGATCGACGTGTTCAATGCCGTCCCAGAACCACTGGTGCGGATAGCCGCTGGCGACAGCGTCGAGTGTCCGGGCGGAGGCGGGCAGCAATCCCTCAATCAGCACGGCTTCGTTGATCCAAGCCCGCAGCAAGTGGTCGAGAACAAAATCCGCGACGCGTTGCTGATCGATCCGGATGGATTTGAAGAAGGATTGGTGATCGAGACGGCCAGAGGCGTAGTTGTAGCCGGCGCTGTTGCCCGAAGCGATGTTGTACGGCATGTTCAAAGGTCGGGCGATCTCGTTGAGCACCTTGGACGTGTAGTCTCCGTACATCGTGGTCGGCTGCTCGGCGCGAATTTGTCCGACCTTCCAGCCGTAGGGCATGGTCAGCCAGGTGCCCCGGTCCATCTCAACCTGATCCATCGGCTCGACCGTGGCCGCCTCGGAATCGGCGGGCGCGTCGGTGTAGATCACGCCGCCGGGAAGCGCCGCATGCTCGGCAGCCGACAGGACCGCCAGCGAGTAGCGTCGAAGCAGTGCGAACAGCGAAAGCGAACTGGTCACTTCTGGGATGCCACGGCACTGGCCCGGCCGATCCGCCCGGAACAGATGAATCACGGCGCTGGCGGGCAGGATGTCAAAATCGTCAGGGCCGCCACTTCCGGTCTGCCAGAAGCTGGTGTCGCCGGGGTGCCGCCGCAGCACGAAGTAGGTTTCCGGGTTGCCGAACTCGTCGAAACGAATCCCCTCAATCAGGCTGGCGTCGTTACGCATCGCCCACGGAGACGTGACCTGTTCGGCTTCGACCAAGCGCAGATCGAGTTTCACGGGCGAGTCGATACGGGGATTGGTGGAGAGAATGGCGAACACCTCGCCGGACTCGCACTGGCTGACCCGCATGGTCCAGAGCCGCTGAGCCAACCTGGTCGCCTTCGCCCAGCGCATGAACTCGCGTTCGATGATGCGATTGGCGTCGGGATCATCGGTGAGCATCTGCAGGCGCGGGCCGGTCCCGACGACGTAATTAGCCAGCGTGTTGACGATCCCACGGGCATAGCCGTTGTTGGCGATCTCGTAGCGGGCGCGGCTGCGCAGCACGCGGCGGACTTCGGGGTTTGCGGCGGCGTTGGCCGAGAGCTGATCGGCGTTGGCCCAATGCCGGCGGTTCTCGCTGGTGGTCTGCGCCGCGTCGTACTTGGCGCGGAACGACGGGAGCCAGACGCCATGCCCAGGGCCCTTGACCGGGCGGTCGGGTTTACTGCCAGTGAGATTGCGGAGCCATTTCAACAAGGTCTTGGTCCTCTCACTTACGAAGCGCCGGGCGGGATCACCTTCGACATGCGGATGCCGAGTTTCTTCTTCGATGCCGCCCTCGAGGCGAGGTAGCGATCAGCCTCGATCTGGTCCGGCAGCGGATGCTGCTTGGCCGAGCGACCGTCCACGGTCGCCTCCGCCGGTGCGGCGGCGTTGTCGCGGATCGTCTGAGTCAGGTCTTCGGGATCGTCGGCCATGCGCGGTGTCTCCGTCATTCGCTACATCAGCCTTGCGCGGACGAAAGCCACGGGCAAGGCCGTGAATGCCGCAGATCGTTACAGGAATGGAACTCCCCCCGGCGACAGGTGCTCAGGACCGCTCACGCGTGACGATGCGCTTGCCGCAATGGCGACACTCGCGGCAGCGCAGGATCGAATGCTCGCGTGGGCGGGTGTAGACCACCGGCAGGTGTTGGCATCCGCAGCGCGGACAGGCCAGCCCCCGCTGGGCTTTGGGAATCGGACTGGATGGGGTTGGCGCGGGCTTGGGTGTCACTGACTGCCTCCCTTCAGCGCCGAGAGCCGGATCGGTTCCCGCCGCGATTCCCTCTCCGCGGGCTCGATGCCGAAGCGCACCCCGCACATCGAGGCCGCCACGGCGCAACCCACCAGGCAATCGAGCCAATGGTTGTCGGGCCTACTGGGCTTGACGGACCATTCGCACACGGTTCGCCCGTGCCCCTCGGTGCGAACGAAGGTTTCGGCACCGGCGACGTGGTCGGCAAAGAGGCGATGGTCGCCGGCGGACTTGCCAAAGAGCGTCAACGCGCCCGGATCGCCCGGGGCGGTCGTCAGGCGGGTATGGACGAAGCTCTTCCAGAAGTTCGTGTCGATCAGCACATGCCGCAGTTCGCTGGTGCGCGTGACGTTGGGCACATACCAGTGGTGGCCATAGCGTTCACCCCGGCGACGGCGATAGGTGCTCATGGGCCTTTGCCCGGCGCGAATGCCCACCCCCTTGGAGGGCGAGATGACCGCGCCGGCGGCGATGCGATGGCACACGTTGGCGACGACCCCGGGCAGATAGCCGGCGTCCACCAATACACGCTCCACCCGAAGAATCCCGCCATCGCCCGCGACCCGCCACGATTCGCAGACCATGTTGCCTACCAGTTCTTCCAAGCCCGCCTGGATTGCCCCCTCGACGCCCGCACCCGGATAGACGCTGCTTAGCGTCCGGTTGGCGTCGCGCAGCGTGAAGTACCTGCGGCGCTGATCGGGGAACGTGCCATAGTCCACCACGTACCCGGTGAAGTCCGGCTCCCAGGCGCAGACCGCATAGAAGAGGGCCTTCTCTTGCACGTCGACGAACGCCGTCAGGCATGTGGCGGACTTCGGGATGCTCTTGCGCGGGCGGCCATTGGTGCGGGCTGCGACCGCGTCAGGAGTCAGCCGCTCTTCATCCGCCTGGGCGCTCACGGGTTCGTTCTGGTATTCCGCGAAGAAGGCTTCCTCGTTGCGCAACTTCAGATTCATCGCATGCTGGAGCGCGGAAAGTTCGTCGCCGTTGAAGCGCTGGGGCCAGGCGACACCCGCTCCGTTATCCATCGCCTCACGGTTGGTCGAGTAGAACTCGGTGGCGCGCTTGCCCCCGTCGCCCTCGCGTAGGCCCTCGGCGCGCAGTTGCGCGTAGCGGTCCCACAATTTCTCGGCCTCCTGGGAGGCCGGGAAGCGGTAGACCATCTTCGTGCATTCACCTTGCCACTCCGGGTTCTTCTGACGGTCAAGCACCTGGTCGGCCAGATCGTCGTGATAGATCTTCGTGCAGGTCATGAACCCCGCGATCTTCACGTTCGGACCGGCCATCCCCAGCACGTCGCCATTGAGAATCGAGAGCCGGTGCTTGGTCTGTGTGGGCGAGGCAGCGGATTGGCGCGTCTGCGGATCGTCCAGGATGACCAGCGAAGGACGGACGACGCGGCCGTCCATCTTGGTATGGTGTTGCCCGCGGATGTTGGAGTCGAGACCGGCGACGGTAATGATCGCGCCGCTGGAGGGAGAGCCAGCGATGGTCGGCATCACCAGCCGGTCAGCCGCCCAGGTGATATACGTGGCGCTGCCATCACAGAGTTGTCCGGCCTGCTTGCGGGCGTTGTTCTCCAACTTGCGAATCGGGTAAATCGCCTCGGGGAAATCCTCCAGCAGTCGGTCGTTGCCCAGCATCTCACGCCGGATGGCGTCGAGCATCATTTTCGCCTGGTCCTCGGCCGAACCGATCAGGCAGATGTAGTCACGATAGCCGCAGAGCATCGCCCACAGACCCGCGGCGCGGCAGAGCGTGGTCTTGCCGCTGCCGCGCGGCATGGCGAAAGCAAAGAGCCCGCCGTCCAGCACTGCCCGTTCGATCTTCTCAATGATGCGGACGTGGTCTTCGCTCCAGGGAAGATTGAACGCCGCCGGGAAATACGTCTCGCAGAACGCCCGGAAGTTGGCCATGCACCGGCTGCGGCGCGTGGCATTAACCACCTCCGGCGGCGTGCCGATGTCGCGCCCGACCCG